GACAGCAACTGTGTCCCTAAAGCGGGACTCGCAACCTGCTGGGCGCAAAGCATAAAATGCAGAACGCATAAGTAAACTGTTCACAATACAGTTAATGTATACTGTCATATTCTGTCCGGATGGATGTGATCCTGTGTGCACAACAACATCTCCATTGTAAGATGTGCAACAGTAACAAATCTCAGTAGCAAGACCTTTCATAACTTCCAAATCTCGTGGAGTGTAATTCCCGGACAAGTTGGCAAACTCAATACAAATCTTGAATGCCGCCAATATCATTTGCGCAGGCATACGCAAATCATACTTGCCATAATCACCGGCTAAAATTCGATTTTTGCCGTGTTTGAACATGTGCCTTGCCAGTTCGTCCCATTCCTTGCCGTGGGCATTCACTCCCACAGCGCATTCGGACTGTACTGGAAACATGGATAAACAATGTGCTACTGGTAGATAATACTTACGCATCAAAATTTGCGTAGCCCAATCAGCAGCCTGAAAAATGCGCACCTTGTCTTTGGTCAACTTTGTAGGCTCGTCTTTTGGACAAGCTTTAAATAGTGCGTAACATCTCTCTCCATTGGCAAGCTTTTCTTCCATCGCATCAACTTCATCCCAAATTTCTTGTGGGATTTCAACATACCTTTGTAGATTTCCTTTTTCATCAATGGTGTTAGTTTCTATTACAGAATCTCTTTTTGCACCTGACAAAGGAAAACCTTTAGAAGTGGACAAGTTCATAGCATCAATAAATCGAACGCCATCTTTTCCACAAATGCACTCATTCCTTGTCAAAGGTAACAAGTGCTTGTTACGGTAATGTTCTGGTATGCGGTCGAATATATTTCGCTTCAAGTGGCTAAAGTAATCCGTGTAAGCTATGTCCAACCATTTGGTATCAACACCAATACTGGGAGAACATGAAACACTTATCGACCTTTGCCACATTTTCCATGCGTGAAATTTTGGCCCACCATGTAAGTTTGGCACACCTGTAACTTCTTCCAACTTTTTGGAAATAAACGTCTGCTTAGCCGCACTCTTAGTGAAACTGACACGACTATTGTTTTGTCCATAATATTGCAAGACGTTCCCCAATGGTAAAAAATTCACAGGTGATTTCGGGTGAATAGCCGTTGATTGTAAAACCGGACGACCATATCGTGTGGTGGGGAAAACTCCTTCTGATGCAGGTGGAATAAGCGAAACAGAACGTTCACAATGAACTTTAATCGCCTCGTCCAACTGTGATTTCAACACACGGAAAGCAAGACCCAAATATGGATCCTTATTGTATCCCGCAATGTGCAAACCTGCTACAAAAGGTGTACTGGCTTCTCCAATCAATATAGATGCACACAACCCATTAAAAGTGGGATATGGCAACTTGTACGTGTAACCAGGACAACCCTCTTCAAGCAGGGAGGTCTGAAATTGTGCTCGTGTAGACACGATCTTCAATTGACCATCTTTTTCCCTATGCATAAATCTGCACAAACCAGAGTAACTCTGTGACGCGGGGAACAAATGAGTAATGTCCTTGAAAACACCTCCTGTGGGTATAAATGCAATGCAATAATCCAAACCTGAAATTTGTGTGAG